GCAACTAAGACTTCACTAAGATCATCTCTCCAGCTTGAGAATTCTTCTTTCTTAGTCTTCTTTGCTGCTGCTTTTTTCATTGCAGCATTCTGTTTCATAATATCATCAATTGAATTACCTATACCAGTGAATCCATCCTTAGAAGGATCAGTTTGCTTAGAAGTCTTCCTCTCTTTCTCCTGTTGTTCAGGATCTCTTTGATAACCTTCACTAGTAGAACCCTTCTTATGCTTCCAATTAGGGTCATCTTTCTTCATCTTCTCACGTTCCCATGCAGCATAGTCACGTTCTTTCTTTGCCTTCTTCTTCTCACCATGCTCACTATCATAGGTAGCATCATCAGTACCTTTCTTTGATCTGTCATAATCAATGACAGCAGCAACAGTCTTATAACCTTCTTTCTCCTGTATAGAAGCAACTAACTCAGCATACTCTTCATTCTTAAGATGATCTGCAGCAGCATACCCCTTAACACCCGCTTTATAATTTTGATATGCCTTAGTATTTGCCTTCTTATCTGCTCTAGTAACTACCATTGACTTAGGAGCACCAGCAGCATTATCATTCTTCTCACGACTTGCTAATTCTTGTCCAGCAGATTTAGGCTTACCATACACTGCTTCAGAATATATCGAATTCAGTTCTCCAACTGCTTTTCTATCAGAATAGATGTCCATTTTATCAAGAACTAGTTTTTTCTATACTTATTTAGGAAACTTTTAAATGACTTAACAGTAGCACCAGGAGTTTTCTCTTCTACATTCTTCAAATACCCCTTAGTTCCCACCAAAGTATTAGGATGATCCTTATCTCTCATCCTTCTATCCATCTTAACCTCACTATATGCTTCACTAACATCACCTATCCAAGACTTAAACATCATATTATCCTCTGTAACACTAATCAAATAGTTAGTACCACGACGAACAATACGTCCTCTTAGTCCTGTATTAAGATTCTCTACCAAATCTCCAATGTTAAACACCTTCTTAAGATAGAAGTTCTCACGTAGTCCATTCCAATCAAGTTTAGGTGCAATCTGCCATAAACCTTCATTAACTCTTAATGCTTTGGCAGAAGTATCAATTTTACTCGCTGCTTTATCAGCAGCAACCTTACGTTTTACACTATTAAAGATATTCTTTGCTAGTTTTTCATCAACTTTAGATGGCATACCTGATACCCAGGTCTTAAAATCATCCTCTGCTGCTGCTTTTCTTAGTTTAGACGCAGACATTCCCTCGATGCCGTCAGCATCGGGGTCCCGTTCCCCTGCTGAAACAACGTTAATGTCCTCAAAATCATAGAGTTCTCCGTTGTATTTGAGGGCGAGTTTCTCGAACTCAGCTTGTCTGTCAGCACCAACCATGATGTTGATACTACTGTATCCTTTTTCATTTGCACTCTTTAATACATTAAATATAGTCTTCATTTCTCCATCATTGATGATTTTTTCACCATGCTTTGGATATAATTGCCTCATAAATGAGATTTTTTCATCCGGGCTTAATGGATTCTTCTTATCATCCTGTGTACGTGATGGATAAATGCCATAATCCCCACCCTTTGCAGCTGCTTTAGCAGCATTCATAAGTTTTTCATGTCCAACCGTAGGGGGATTGAACCTTCCAAAGGCAACAGTCATTGTACCTTTATCTTCTTTCTCTTCACCACCCTCAGGTGATGCTGGCATTCCAGTCTGTCCACCTTGGACTTGTGGTTGCTTACTTTTTTGAGCAGGTTGCGCTTGTGCTGCTTTTTGTTTGGCAGGTGCGTCCTCTTTGCCTCCACCTCTCTTCTGAGCAAGTATTAACTCACCCTTTTCAGTGTGACCTTTGTAGTTACCTTCCCTATCGTACCAGTTTCCATGGCCGTCCGAAACAAATCCCAAGCGTCGAGCTTGCTCAACTGCGCGGGATGTTCTAGGTGCTTCGGATAAAAATTGCTGAAAAGACTTCATATCTACTGCTTTCCTTATCTTTATTTATTAATCTTATCTTCCCATGATTTTGATAAATGGTCCCATACCTGGTGCTTCCTTTTTGCTAGCCTTTAATAAGGTATGTGCAAAAGCATCAAATTTGTTTCTTTTAGACATTTCCCAATACCTTTTTAACCATTCCATTCCCCATAATTTTGCACTTAATCTACTACCAGATGCTCTACCATCAGGTGTTCTCTTCTGCGTAGTGTCTGCTTCAATTGCTGCATCTAATGCAGCAGCAAATCTAGATCTCACAGGAACCATAGATTCTCTATAAACTCCAGGATTTCCAAAATCTATTTTATTACCCTCAATATTAGCACCTTTCAATTCATCATACAAAGTAATCCAATATTTTTTGTCATCATCTGTCCATTCAGATCCAGCACTAGGAATATGAATATGTTGACCAGGACTAGGTACTTTAGTTAATCCACACCCTTCAACAAAAGTATCTAATTCTTTAATAGAAGATTTACCAAGCATTGCTCCAGCACCAGGAGAAGCAAGAGAATGTTGTGGTTTTTCTCTGGGTACTTTTGCTTGGAATGCTCTTGCCTGTACATGAATGTTCATACTTTGCCTACCACCTGCACCATTATCTGACATATCCCAAGAAATTTCTTGAGCCATTTTCCATTCATTTTTATCCCTATCCCATTCTAAATCACATTTAAAATTACTATACCTAAAATGATGTAAAGATTTTATTTTAGCATTTCTACCTTTAAGATCTTTACTTAACTCTAAAGCAGGTTTTTCTTTAGCATTAATTTTCTTCAAAGAAACAGGTATCAACTCCTTATTGTTTATTGCTTCTATCATTATCTCATTCAAAATTCCTCTATTAGCAAGAGGGTCTCCATGTCTAGGTACTAAATCTTCAATTTTATTTCTTATATGTGTTTCTTGATCTCTTTTAACACCAACTATATCCATAGGATTCCAACTATCCAATGAACCAGTAACACCACATCTATCTTGAGCAATTCTATTAAGAAAAGACATCATACCATTACCCCTAGACCATTCCCAACCACTCATACGAATTTGTTTAGGAATTATATAAAACATTAATAAAGCAGACCATTGCTTATCAAAACTTTCTTTCCATTCTCTATCTGTCTTTGTAGTACCTAAAGGAAAAACACCACCTGGTTTCTTAAATAACGTCTCTTCCAAGTCATCATACTTCTTATCGGTTAATCCTACTTTACCAGCATCCATATTCTCCTGAAACCATATTTTAGAAGCATTTTCTTGTCTTTCGGTTTTAGAAGCCATATCAAATCCCTTTCTGATTATTTAGATAAACCTCCCCTATTTCCCAACACTCTATACCTTCTGTTCTAATAACATCCATAGTAAATTCAGTACGGTTAGCAGGAACTATAACACAGTATCCTATACCAAGATTAAATACTCTCTTCATTTCATCCTCATCTACATTACCCTCCAGTTGAATCTTCTTAAAGATCTCTGGTAATGGCCATGCATTATAATCCACATTAACTTCCAATCCTTCTGGCAAACACCTTGGTAAGTTCTCTGGTATACCGCCACCTGTAATATGTGACATACCATATATCTCAACCTCCTTTAACAAACTCTTAACTACAGGTGCATAGATTGTAGTAGGGGTAAGGAGTTCTGGATGATCTGCTGATTTTATCTTCAGTCTTTCTATCAAATAATTAATAAGACTATAACCATTACTATGAGGTCCACTACTTGCTAATCCAATAACTCTATCACTAGGTTTAATATATCTTCCATCTATAATTTTCCTTTTCTCTATTATACCTGTACAAAATCCTGCTAGATCAATCTTGTTTTGATAGCGTGGATGTTCAGCAGTCTCTCCACCTAACAGATCCATTTCTGCTATCTCACATCCCTTAAGGATACCCACCATAATATCAGATACCTTATCATCTAACTTTGGAGTAGAAACATAATCTAAAAAGTATAATGGTTTAGCACCACAGGTAATTATATCATTGACACACATCGCAACTAGGTCTTGACCAATAGTTGTATAGTCTCCCATTGCTGCTGCAACATCAATCTTAGTTCCTACACCATCAGTTCCAGATACTAAAATAGGTTCCTCATATCCTAAAGGAACCTTAAACATACCACCAAACCCACCAAGGCCAGGAACTTTCTTTTTAAGATCTTCTACAAACTTATTACCAGCATCTATATCAACCCCTGCAGTTTTATAATCTAATACAATTCCCTCTTTCTTAAAATCAAGAGGTGCGAAATCATTAAATTCCGACATTGTTTTCCATCCATGTACTAATAGCAGCATCATACTCTGCAGTATGTTTGAATGCTTCTTTCATAAATTGTTCCCTTAAAGTCTCAGGTTTAATTGATATATTACCTTTGATTGAATCTAAGTAAATACCATATTGATTAGGATTAGTTAGTACAGCAACATCTTTATAATTCTTTGCTGCTGATCTTACCATACTAGGACCACCAATATCAATATTTTCAATTGCATCTGCAAGAGTTACATCTGGTTTAGCAACTGTTTCTTTAAATGGATATAGATTAACTGCAACAATATCAATAAATCCTATATCATTTGCTTTACGATCTAAATCATGTGCAGGATTACCACGCTGTGCAAGAATACCACCATGAATCTTTGGATGTAAAGTCTTTACTCTTCCATTAAGAATCTCAGGAGATCCAGTATATTCAGATACCTTCATTACAGGTAGACCTGCTGCCTGAAGAACAGCATGGGTTCCACCACTAGAAATAATAGTATATCCAGAACGAATTAATCCTTCTGCAAAATCAACAATACCGTCTTTGTTTGAAACACTTAATAATGCGTAGTAATTCATAGGTCTCCTTCTGCACGGTTTTCTGAATGGTGAACATCAAACTCACCACCAGGATAACGTGACTTTAATTTGTCAACATTCATCTCTATGATTTCATCTATTGAAGTATCTAGTGCCATACAAGCTTGAGCAACATACCACATAATGTCTCCAAGTTCTCTCTTCATATGAAATACATTCTCTTCATTAAGTGGTTTACCTTGAAAGGTCATCTTCTTTACTACCTCAGTAAACTCACCACCTTCAGCACAAATACCAAGAGCAGCAGTTAAAAGTCTTTCAATAGGAAGTCCTTCCGAATGTAAATCAAAACATCTCTTATTGAAATACATATACTCATTAGATTCTCTGCTGGTAACAGTATCCACAAATTCAGTATACTTTTTGGTGTCAACTTGTTTAGAATTTGAAGTCATTGAATTTCTTTTTCTCGTTAAAGGCTTTATCCGCTAAAGCATCATACTCTTCTTCTTGTCCACTGTCAAGTAAATCACTCTGTGCTTTTTGTTCAACATCATACAATCTCATCTTTGCCCTATCAACACCCACAATAAATCTCTTATTAATAGTAGGATCATTGTACCTATTCTTCAATTGCTTAACCATTATCTGTCCCAAGGCTTCCAACTCTTCTGTAGAAATAAGGGCAAACATAAGGTCAGCAGTAGCAGGGAGTCCAAAAGATTCAGAGGTGTCAGTAAGGTCCACATCAGAACTAGCAAACCCGCTACGAGTAGTTTGAGTGGCAGATACAATCGGAACGTTCGCCTCAACTGCGAGACCCCGTAATTCTTCTGCGATTGCTTTGATGTATGAATAAGAATTGACATTGGAGTTCCCACGATACCTACTAGAGGCACATATATTAAGGTAATCTATGAATATTATATCTGGTTTGAATGATTTCTTTAATGCTAATTCATTAAGTAATGCTTTAAAATGTCCACTATGTGCTGATGCGGTAGGATATTCTTTAACAATTAATGTACCCTGTGTCTTCTTAGCAAGGGAAGTAACCTTACTTTCAAACATAGGTTTAGGTAAATCAGTAATCTCCTGAATATTAACATTTAAAAGATTTGCATCAATTCTTTCTGCAATCTTTTCTTCTGCC